ATACTTTGTAAGATCTTGACCAAATAAAGATCTGTTTTCATATTTAGTTCCTGCTATACCGCCCGCACCAAAATCAGTTTTAATATTTTCTGGAACAATGTAACCAAGTTCTCGAAGTTTATTTAAATAAGTAGGATCTACCATTCCTGTATCTCTTGCTGTATGAACGTCGACCACGAACGGCGAACCGCCTGCCTTGTCATTATTCATAATGGAACGCGTTTCTAAACCTTCGCCCGCATCAATAAAATCAGCAATCTTTGGACCAATACCACTTTCAATATCTCTTCCATAAATAATACTTTTAATATTATTTGTTGGTGCAGGAAGACCTTTTCCTTTTACCTCATCAAACGGCACACCTCTTTTGTATTGCTCATAAATATATAAAACATTGGTTAAAGCATTTGTGGGAGACTCGTTAATTTGTCCTGATAACCATGCTCTTGCTACTTTATCACGAAGATCTTTATCTCCTCCAGTAACAACATCAAAACTCTCATATACTTTTTTATACCAATCCTTTTGATTAAAAATTTCTTCATCACTTAATGTAATTTTATTTGTCCAATCTTCAAAATTAATATTCCCTATGGCAATAGGAGGTAGATTAGATCCTTCGGGACCATTTAAAACTATACGATCGTTTTGTGGGCCACCTGGATATGTATCCGTCTTACCATCAATAATATTTTGTAATCGCAGTTTGTGTAGTCGTGTAATGTTATCCGTTTTTTCAGGAGCAAAATTAACACCTTTCTTTTTTTTCTTTTGAATATCTATAAACTTATCTTCAAGTTTGGTGACTGTTTGATCCACCGCTTCTTCCATTAAAACTTCAGCTAATCGTTTCCAATTAATATCTATCTTTGGTCCATCATCATTAGGGTCAGGCATTTGATCGGGAAGATCAGGTAACACGTTTCCTTCTTGATCTATTGTTGTTATTTTTTCATCATCATCTTTTTTTGTTTGTAAAACAATATTATCTAAGGACGTATCGCCGACCACGGGAGGTGCATTATAAAAACTGTCTCCGTATGTTCTGTATTCTTTAATTCGTTCTGATTCAGTTTTGGGAAATATAGTTTCAAGATCTATTAAATCATTAGCACCATAACCTGAAAGATCTATATTCTGCCCTTTAAAATATTCAATAACAGCAGGAATGGACATTCCCATCTGCGTCGCGATGACCGTTAGAGGTACTGCAGCTTGGACTACCATTTAATAATACTCGGGTTGTTGTTCGTACAGTGGTTTAATTGGGTCTTCATAATCATCCTTCAGCGCAATAAAATTACCTTGACGATAACGCATCAATGCTTGCGTCATACTATCAACTAAATCATCATGCTCACCATAAGGAAATGCGGCGCATTCTTCAATCATTTCTTCCGCAAATTTTTTTCCTTCAGGAGCCCATACTTGTCCCGATTCAAAAATAGGAGAAACAGAATTTACTCTTGTTAACTTATCGTTACCACGTGACGGCGAATAACTTACCACAGGAATTCCTACTTGTCTAAGTTCTTGTATTAAAGGCATCCCACTTGCTTTTGCTTCGACAATAATTGTTTCTGGTTCCCAATACTCGTATTGTTCTAAAGCAATCTTTTTTAACTCAGGAAATTCCCAACGCTCTTTGATACAATCTAATAAAATAATTTGATCCTGATTATATCCTGCTTTAAAAATTCCCCATGTACTAATCGCACTAAAATCGGCTTTTTCTTTTTTACTAAAAGCGGTGTCATAACTTTGTATAATGTGAACAAGTTCAGGCATATCTTCTTTTTCCCACATCTTCCACCATTCACGTTTTATAATAGCTCCTTCTTGAGACGTTGGTTGTTGTTGATATTGCGCCTCCCACGACATAACAGGTAAGTTTGATTTGATAGACTCTAATTCTTGTTGTTTCCAGTACTCGGGCCAAATAGGTTTACCACTTGGAAGTAAAGCAGGGAACTCTACTACCTCCCATTGGTCCGCTTTAGTTTCTGCTTGTTGTTTTATTAAACGACCCGTCAAATCGCGCTCCGACCAACGTGTCATAACGACAACTATAGCCCCACCTGGTTGTAAACGTTGCCTTGGTCCTGACATATACCACTCAAATGCATTATCAAAATTAGTTTCACTGATGCTTTGCTCTGAATGAGGGTCATCAATGATCAATAGATCTGCACCACGTCCAGTAATAGCACCACCGATACCAGCTCCAAAATATTCTCCTGCATGATTTGTTTCCCAACGTCCCGATGCTTTACTATCTGCACGTAATCGAACATCTTTAAATATTTTCTTGTATCCTTCGTCGTCCATAAGGTTACGCATTTTTCTACCAAACCTATATGAGAGCTCTGCTGTGTGAGTTGCTTGAATTATCTTTGTTTTTGGTTTCTTACCCATTAACCAAGCTGGAAATAAGTACGAAGCAAATTCTGATTTAGTGTGTCTTGGTGGCATATTAACAATTAATCGCTTTAACTTGCCAGAAGCTATGTCTTCAAATTTTTTAGCCATTACATTGTGGTGATATCCATCAATAAATTCGGGCCAAACCATTTTAACAAAGTGCATAAAGCTATCTTTTGCTTTAGCTGCATCATCCTGCATCGCAATTGCCAATAAAAGCCTTAATTCTTCGTCCGAATACTTTTCAAATTTATTATTTTCTTGATCCATTGGGACTCCTACCCTCTTTATACTAAAAAAAAGGGGTATACCCTATAAAAAAGTGTTTCATATGAAAAATTGGTGGCTGAAAATTTAAAACATGGCCCTAGTTCTCTCCGCGCACAGATCACGGCCAATTTTAGGGGGCCCATTAACCGCGGAAAACAGCCATTTTTGATATGATCCACAGGTACCCTAAGCAATGTTACCGTTGCGCGTCACGGTAAACCGCCAAAAACGAAAAAAGCCCAGAGTTCTGCGGTTTATTAGCTAAGTCGAATTATAAGGTACGAAAATAAAAGTTATCGCACGTTATAATTGGCGGATTACTTAGGTTTTTTAGGGCGCGAACCGTGAACCGCCTGCAGATATCTAGATATAGTATCCCAACCTTCCCTCGTTGGCGGTTCGAGTACACCGTTTTGTGAGAGATTTAGCGAAAGCCTTCCCTCATACAGATTTATCGTGTCTGGGGGAAGGTGCTTCGCGTGTTTTTGATAAACCAATATGTAATTACATCCTCCAGTCTCTTTCCACAGTTTAATGTTCATTGCTATTTGATGTGGGCTCAACTTGATCTTGTTACCAGTTGCAACTTTAGCCTCAATGAAGATCGTATCTAAACGTGGAGCAACTCCAACCATATCAGGGAACCCGTGAAGGGTTGTAGTCTCAATACGCAACCAGTTATAAATTGTGAGCTTTTTCTTAATTAATTTAACAAAGTAGGACTCTTTCATGTTACAAAATTAGTATGATTATTTTTTTAAAAAGCACAGATACGCATGATTAAGGTTTGGTTACTCGTTACAGCAATGTCACTACAAGGTTGGCCAAGTGTAAAATATAGTGGAGAACTATTTATAGATGAACAAACATGTGAAGCAAAAAGAATATATGTTGAGAACAAATCAATTGAAGGAGCCTTACAAAGAGGATACTCTGCAGTGCATGTTGAAACGTGGTGTCTTGAAACACTTATGTTTACACCTAACAGTACTTAATCCTCGTGCTCAATTAGTTTTGGTTCAGGCTTAGTCTGTTCTTGTTCAATGACATTCTCTTCATTAACAATTGGAATTCCTTTGCGTTGTAGTTCATTTAACTTTTGCAATAGTTGCTCGCGCGGTAAGTTCTCAACAGCGCTCTCCATTCTTATTGTTGGATCATACAATCCTGCAGCCTTACCTCTTAAAGCCTCAGCATTAATTGCTGCCGCATAATGTTTTTCGTCCTCAGCTTTTTTACTGAGATCATCAAGTCTTGCAACATGCTTATCCATATTAACAGAATACTTATCTGCTAATTCTTTTTTCATATCATAAATGGCCTCAGCCACTAATGGATATTTCTTTGGATCTTGTAACTCCCAAGCAGATCTTCTAGCTGCAGACTCAGAGTATCCTGCCTTGCGCGCAGACTCAGATGCAGATTGCAAACCCATTAATGTTTTGGTGCAGAACTCATAAACAAAACGCAATTGCATTGGTGTTAGCTTACGTGATTTTCTTCCATCAATTATTTTAACCATAATACACTATTTCTGACCCTCTTTATAAATCAACGTATAAATTATTTTTCTCGTGGTGCAAAGAACAAAATGGCTGTTTTCTGCCGATCAATGTTTTTACATGACACTACTAGTGTCAGGCGTACACTACTAAAAACTGACAAGTGTAAGGTAGTTTATGGCTTAAACAAACGATTAATTTGCTTACCTGACACACCTGACACTTATATTTCATTTTTAAAAAATTTTTTTTTAAAAGGGGTGGGAAAAGGTGTAAGTAGTGTACGGTGACCACGGATCACGTGACACGTATCATCACTGATGGTATATAAATCAAGTGAATAGAAAACATCAAAAAGGTTTCATATCGCACATTCAAGCAATTAAATTTCTATCGGAGCAAGGTTACTTTGTCTTTGATAATTTCTCACGCTTAGGTCCATGCGATCTTATCGGTATCAATGAGCGCGGAGAAATATTATTAGTCGATGTTAAATCAACCAGTAAAAGAAAATCAGGAACACACAAAGGATATCTCATCACACGCACACCAACAGACCTCCAGAAGAAACTCAACATACACATATTAATGGTCGATGAAGAGGGAAACTGTACCCTCAAATAACCCCAGAAAACAGCCATAATATCAATAAGTATTGAATATATATAATAAATCATTATAAATTATTATATAAACATAAAGGAGAAAGTTATGAGAAAGAATAACGAAAAAACTAAAATAGAAATAGGCAAGATGGTTATTGTTGTAACATCAGAAGATGCCTTACATATTGAAATGAATGGTTATACTTATTTTGTTGATGATAGTACTAACGAACAATTAATCAAAAAGTATAAGGATAAAAAATGAGAAAGAAAAAACTAAAAATTCAAGTATCTTTACCAAGACTTAGTTGGGTAGAGAACAACTATGAAAATGCTGTTAAGTTTTTTTTAAAAGAGCTTAACATTTCTACAAGATTACAAAACACTTTAAATATTAAAGTTCATATTAGAAGAACTGTATTAAAGAAAAACATTTTAGGTAACTGCAGTATCTTAACTAATGGATCATCTTCTACTAAAGAATTCAAAATAATTCTTAGAGAAGATAGATCTTACTTTCAACAACTACAAACTTTAGCGCATGAATGTGTTCACATTGAGCAAGCTTGTAAAAATCGTTTGCAGTTAAGAGTATGGTCTTCAGATAAAAGAACGCATGTTCGTTGGGAAGGTAAAGAGTGCGGTGTGTATTTGCAGGACATTGCTTATGAAGATGCGCCTTGGGAAATCGAGGCAAGAGACAAACAAGAAAAACTAGTGAGAGACTTTTATTCTCATCAAAACAAAGGGAGAAGATAATGGAGAAAGTAGAATTTAAAATACCTTATACTAAGTTTGGTACAATATTTGCAGATAAAGACGGTGATAACCTTGTTATTACTGGAGTGTCAAAAAACGATAACAAACAAAATATTTGGGCCCTTGTTCATAAGGGCCACAAATTGTGGAAATACAATTACAATTTTGCCGTGTATCAGCAGGGCAAAAACTTTATTGGTTATGGCAGAGATAAAGATAAAAATCTAGTTGAGGTTAATTTTAGTAAAAGACCAAATAGACATGTCTTAGGGACTGAAAAACCAGAAGGCAGTTACTGGTCTGCTCATAACATTGCTACTTATGATGAGTATCATATTCTTTTAAAAGCAGCTAAAGTCATTAAAAGAACCGAGGAAGAGGCTAGGATCAGAGCAGAAAAGCTTTTACATAAAAATGCTAATGAGAACCGTGCTAAGTGTGGTGCTTGTGAGCGTCACATTGAGAGATGGGATGAAGGCAACTGGAATGGTGTTGTATATGATCATGGCTTTGAACAAGCTGGTTATAGAGCAGGTGTTTGTATTGGTGCAAGATATCAACCTTGGGAGAAATCTCCTGAAGGTAAGATTGCTTATATCAAACAATTGCAAGATAGAGAGGCTATCATTTTGGGATCTAAACCTAATCAAGCTAAACTTGATAAAATGATAAAAGCATCTGATGAGTATGTTGTTTGGAATAATGAACTTAAAAAGCTTAAAGAAGACCTATGGCAGGACTTTAGACGGTCTCCTTGGTATCCTTACAAAAACTTAGATATTAACTTTAGAAGATATCTTGTGGAGCAAGGATATGAAAAGTTTGAGTTGCCAAAAAGAAATCCTCAATTCTTTGGTGTCCATGTGTGGAACCAAACTACTCTTGATGAGTTGTTAAACGTTTGGCAGAGCCAATTAGATATGATCCGAAATATTATTTCTAAAGAACAATCTAAAGTTGATAACTGGCAAGAGCAGTTAACAGCTAGAGAGATTATTAATTCACGTGGTTAAATTCGTAATCGCGTGTATCACGGTGGGCGTATGTTGTTACCTTTATGTTTATCATACGCCTTACCAAACCTTCATGCGCGACTGCAGGTACGATGAATATTTAGAAGGTAATTTAAGCGATCAATATTGTACGTGGTTGTACTTTGAAATGATCGACGAGGACTCATGGGTCCGACAAATAATAGAGGCACTAGAATGATAGAATTAATTAATGACGATTGCCGTAATCACGTTTCACGGATCGCGGAGCACGATAACTGTTTATTAATTTATGATCCACCTTATGATGAGTGGGATCAAGTAATCAATGTTGAGGCTACATCTAAAATAGCTTTTACATCACCACAAAGACGACATGAAACAGAAAATACTTTAGGGAAACCACGAAACGAAATCGTTTGGTTTTTTAAAGATGGTAGATGGGTCAGTAAAAATTTACCGCGGATCACGCACAACTATATTTTTATTTATGGGAAGACGAGTGATGCAGCCGTGGGCCCTGATCAAGAAATAAAGACAATGAAAAAAGGATACACCTCCATTGGTAAAGATAATTTAGGTCCACGAATATTTACAACCAAACCACGTAAACATTTAAACAGCGTGTTAGAATATCCGCGTAACATGAAAAGCGGATCGTGGGGCAAGCCAATTGGTTTATTAAAAAATATTATTGAATGGATTGATCCTGACATTGTTTTTGATTTGTATATGGGCACAGGCTCCGCAGGAAAAGCATGTTTAGAGCTGAATAAATCATACGTAGGAATTGAGAAAAATAGCGATGTATTCGAAAAAACGAAGGCTCATTTTAGCCCAGAAAACAGCCAATAATTAGATAAATGTTTTAAAATATTATAAAATACTATATAAGTAAGACATAACAAACATACAGGAGAAAGAAATATGTACGGAAACAATCATTTTGAAGACACACCACAAACTGTTTTAAAAACAGTGTCTAATCATCGTGGTAATCCTAATACTAAAATTCGTTGGGATGTTGAATTATCTTCAGGAGAAAACGCGCAAGAAAATTATTTCACGTTGCGCGTTTCAATTATTATTGATGAAAAAATTGTACCTAATCTTTTTGGGTTACATGTTCAAAATCTTTCTAAAGATTTTGATAAGGCAGCTGCTAAAGCAAAAGAGTTTGTGCAGGAAGGTGATCTTTTCACTTGGGAAAATGGCCAATCACAATCTATTAATCGTGGTTCTACTTTTCGTTTTGGTAAATACATCGGTCAATCTTTTGTTGATGTAGCAAATGATGATCCTAGCTACTTTTTATATATTCGTAGTTGGGCTAAAAAGTCTTTACTTGATAGCAAGCGCCTGCAGGTTAATAAGCAAGCATTATTAGATGATGTAGAAGCAAATAAAATTGCGGATGATGTTTTTCAAGCAAAACAAAAACAAGACATTGAGAACAAAGAAAAAAGAGCTACTGAGGCACAAAAATCTAATTATGTAGGTACTGTTGATGAGGCTATTGATATCGAGGCTACTGTTCTTCATGTTAAAGTAGGGGAGTCTGAGTATGGTTCTTGGACTAAAACTAAACTAGTAGATAAAGACGGTAATATTTTTATTTATTGGAATGAAATTTTTGGTTCTGCCACTCTTCTTAATGTTCTTTCAGATGAAAGACCTTCAGTGATGGATCATCATGGTGAAATATTTTGTGCGAATGCAGGAGATAAAGTTAAATTTAGAGCAACTGTAAAAGAACACTTTGAGGATAAATTTTATTTTGGTGCAAAGACTACTAAAATTAACCGTGCTCGTAAGTTAGAAATTGTTGAACTAACTTTTGTGGGCGGCGCAAGAAAACATGCTAACTTATATGGTGGGCTTAATTATCTTAAAGAAAAGTACACTAATGTTAGAGTTATTAATGCAAAAACTAAAAAGGAGATCTCATACAGAGATCTCCCTAACCCTGATAAAGGAGAAAGAAATGATTAAATATATTATCAACGATCTTAAATTAGCGAGCAAGGAAGATTGGATCTACCTTGCTCTTTCATTACCTGTAAGTCTGGTTGCACTTGCAGATTGGTTTATATTTTAACAGGAGAAAGAAATGAAAATACATAAAATACAAAATCAAAAAGTTACAGGGGTTCAAAAATTGAATAATTCAGTCAATGGCAATCCTAGATATAAATTTCTCTTCGAGGGTGGTGGTGTAGCAACCACTCCCCCTGATGCAGGATGGGTGTATGCTTTTAGTCAAGGTACATTTTTTCAAAAGTGGGTAGACATCACTTATCATGTCACTAAGTCAGGAAAATCCATTCTTGACTCTATAACTTTAAATAAGCAGGAGCAATAATGATTAAAGGTAATCCGATAGTCAGTAAATGTGTTAATTGCGACGGTCAGTTCCGTCGCAATACTTTTGGTGTAGGATTGAATACCATAGGGAAGGATTTAGGGTACGCAACATCAGCTAAATCTTTTTATTTTTGTCAGTCAAAATGCGAACAAGAGTTTGCAGAGGCGTGTGCCGAAGCTAACGTTAGGCGTCTCGGCGGAACGTTAGTCAGGTTTAATAAAGGAGATAGGAGGGCTTCATGACTAAAATATTAAAATCTTTTGATTATAAAAAATTTAAATTTATTAAAGGTAATAGGGCCATAAACGACCGCCATGTTAACGGTTTAGTTAAAAGCATGGAAAAGAATGGGCTTATTATAAATCCTTCGTGTGTTAACGAAAAGTTAGAAATCATTGAGGGTCAACATCGTTTAATAGCTTGTCAGATATTAAATCTTCCTTACTATTATTATGTAGTTCCTGGTGCTACTATTGATGATGTTACTATTTTAAATCAAAATAGAAAAAACTGGGGCTTTACGGAATGGATGAACCGTTATTCTGAATACAATAATATGGAATATCAAATCTATAAATCATTGTATGAGAAATGGGGCTTTGATCATTGGAGCACTATATTTCTTTTGTGTCGTACAAAAGGATATCGTAGCCGTGCAGGATTAAAAGATAAGTTTTATGATGGCACACTAAAAATTGAAACGTTAGAGCAAGGTAAAAAATGGGCTCAACGTATCATGGACGTCGAACCATATTACAAAAATTTTAAAAGACGTGCATTCATTCAAGCAATGATCCGCGTGTTTCATGATCGTAATTACAATCATAAAACTTTTATGAATAAACTTAATATGGTTAGAGATAGATTGTACGACTGTTCGACAGTCGGTTTATATCTTCAACGTATTGATGATATTATGAACTATCAAACACCTAAAAATAAAAGAGTAAATTTTGCGATGCAATGGGGCGATCCAGAATCTATCTTTTCAGATAAAGCAGCTTAGGAGGATCAATGAAAAAACTTTTTAATTTTTTTAGGAAGAAGAAAAAAAGAATTGATTTAATTAAATTTCATCTCATGGCTAATCAATACAATGGTGTGATTGGTTGGCAAGCAAACGATCTTGAAACATTGTACCCTGCAACTGGTGTGTATAGTAAATCAGTTAGAGGAGAAGATACATGGCAAAGAGAAGGGGGGTTAAAAAAGTAATGGGGATGTTTGATGAGTTTCACGATTGTAAATCGTGCAATAGACGCTATCATCAGTGGTTGATGGTAGCAAT